AGTTACATTCAGGGCAATGATATGCTCTTTCTTCTTTTCTATACTGCTTTGCTCTGTTCTTCTTGCAATAGTTAAGAACTTCCATAGCCTGTCTCTTTGAAAATTGTTGCTTATTACACTTTTCCATACTACATATTTCTTTGTTCTTGTTTAGAATAAGATAAGGCTGTTCTAAGTATATCACATTGATAATGGCATTCTTTCAGCAAATACTCGCACCATGTATCATAGAAAGATACATTAGCAATCTCTGCATTTAGTATTGCCTTCTTCTCTGTGGCATTGCCTTGATAGTTATCTACTATTTGTATCTTGGATACGGTATGCTTGTCTAATAGATATTGAAATCTTGCTACACATTCAGCAGCAAGGTATTGTATATCTACGATAGCATTTAGCTTTGTTAAAACAGATTGCGGGTCTGTTAAATCTACCTTCATGGCAACAGCCTTCTTTACTGATTCCATCATAATCTTTGTGTCATCAAACTTTTTTTGTAACTCAGGCTCTTTGAATAGTTTCTCCATATCTTTTTGTTTTAGGGTCTTGAATAATTTTGTATTGTACTCTCCATCTATACAATGTCTTTTCTGAAATACCTAGCAGCTCGCTAGCCTCCTTAAATGTGTGTGTTCTGTTTAGTGCCTTGATTGAATAATCTTTGTAATAATAATCAAGTTTTAGTGTTTCTTCCATTCTCTGTGTTTATGTGCCTTATAGCATACTCTCGGTTTAGCTCCTTAACGAATAGCCTATCTTTATTTGCTGAGGCTCTTCTTAATATGTTTTCACTTATTCCTAGTTTAGCTGAGGCTTTTTTTACTGATTCAAATTCTATTCTCTTTTCTCTTCGCTCCTTAACATCTTGTATTGTCATATCGTAAAGAGCGATACCAAATTTAATTGTCTGCATATCGCAAAATTAACCTTTTACCATTGTAGAATGCTATTTTACCTGATATTTATTTTAAAAAGGCGTTGAACCTACATCGTTTATAATGTCATCTAAGGTAGCCTGTGTATAGGTTATGGTATCAGTTACTCCTTTTCTTTTGATAGGCAACCAACCATACTCATCAGTAAACTCTACGCCATCTTTCATTACAAGCTTTATAACCTGACCTCTAGGGGTTGTGTTACCACCAGTATCCTTGTTACGCATTTTGTTTACATATATTTCAGTTACCATCCATGTCATAGGGTCTTGGATATTTCTGTTCATAGTAAGAAATATGTCAGCCTTATTGTAAAGAACTGCACCACCATCAGCATCTGCAGGCCATGGTATCAGCTGATTGCCGTCTTTATCCCTTTCTCTTTGCGACTGGCTTCTTGTATGTAAAGCTACAAAAATGGATATGTTAGTTCTCTTGGTAAACAAAAGCATATCAGTATACATTTCCATATCGTTATCATACTTTGAGTTACCCTTAACCTTAAGCGCATTGATTGGGTCGATAAACATTCCCTTGATAGAATGGAACTTAGAAACCTTTTCAGCATATCTAAGTAGGTCATCGTAGGAATGCATGGTATCGTTATTGATAAAGAACATTCTTTCATTAACCCATTTCAAGGCCTCCTGAAATTCAGACTCAGAGCAATCCTTAATCTTCTTACCAATGTAATGCTCTACCATTCTCATCTTAACTGATGCCGTTCTGTTCTCTCCTGTATACACTACCCAACCCCAATCGTACTTAAATGAGGATAAGAATATCAGCCAAAAGGTTAGGGCTGTCTTGCCGGTATGAGCGTGAGAAAGTAGGGCGTAAAATTCGCCTTCCTTAAGTAGTAAATACTTATCCATATCATCATACCCAAAAGGTAGACCCATTGGTATAAGACCTGCTCTATATCTTCTCATGTACTCCTCATCAGACTGATTGCTTACTAAGAATGCCAATTCCTCATCAATCATACCTAACTCTTCGATGGCTGCTCTTTCGTAGGTAGCAAGCTCATTTATTGGCATGAACTGACCTGCCTTTACGCCATCCTCTACTGCTTGGAACTCAATTTCAGCTTCTTGAGGCCCAAACTTCTTCAATACCTCAAATTCTAAGACTCTTTTAGCTATAGACTCTTCGACAAGTCCTCCTGATACCCATCCTCCGACTAAATAAGAGGCTTTAATAACCGAATGGTGTCTTTGCCCTATCTCAGATTTTTGTATCATTTTTGAGGCTATATTCAGCTTAGAATAATCAGTACTAACGCCAGTCATTAGTACTCCCTCGTTGCGTACATTCTCTATTACCTCGAAAAAAACTTTACTATCATCATTTATGTAGATGTCAGGGTCGTAAGACATGAACAAAATCCTTGATGGGTTTCTTGCTGTTGGGTCAAACACAGGGTATCTCTTAAGCAAGGCGTTGTAATGTTGCTCGTGCTTATTACCATCGGCTATCTTTATTAGCCCGTGTACGCCTGTGCCTGAGGGAGAAGTCCACAAGGCATAAATGTATGGGTCTCTCTTGGCATCTTCCTTGAACTTAGGTATGTCATCAAGGTCATCAACATCAAATGGAATGAACTTAGAATGAATAGACAATGAGTTATCATTACGATAAGATTCGTAGACGCTACTATCTGCTCTTTTTTTAGTTATGGCTATGTCGAATCTACCTGAGAAAAGCACAGCAGGAAGTTCTAGCTTTAGCTTGCTGATTACCTCTTGGTCTTCCTCTTGCCTTATCCTTTCTATTTTTTCCTTAACCTTGCCATCCTTGATTGCCTTTAGTACACTTGACATAGGTACATAATAAGGCTTTCCTATACTTGAGAATCTATCAAATATTGTTATCATTTTTTTGTTGCATTTGTTCGTAATAGGCTTTCATTTTTTCTTCTAGCATTGCAACTCTATCTGCATAGGTTGAATCTACATCCATAACATCCTCTACTTTTTTGATAGCATGTATAACTGTGGTGTGGTCTCCTGTGCCTGTATACTCAGCTATATCTCTAAGTGGCAAGAATGTGTATCTTCTAAACAAATAACAGGCTGTATGTCTTGCCTCTGCATACTTAAACTTTCTAGTCTTTCTTGTAAAGTCTACCCCAAACTCTTCCATTACTATTTGAACTATCTTAGAAGGAGGTATTGTCTTTTTTGTTACCAATGCCTTTGTTGACTTGTAGTCAGCCTGTAATGCCTTTGCTAAGTCTTTAGCTGTCTTAGATAACTCATTCATTTCGTGTATAGTGCCAAGTAGCTCGTCTACCATTTCCATACCTCTATCTTTTCTTGTTCTCATTTCAAAAATCTATTTAATTGTTCTTTGTATTTTTTATGTAATTCATTTAATTTATCTACATCAACCTTATTGCTGAAGTATTTAGCCTTATAGTTTGTCATCATATAGGCTTGTATCTCATCAGGTATAACATCCTCATTGTATCCTAATTGTTTTAGGTTTGTTGATAGCGTGTTGTATATATCATCTGTAAGGTATAAACCTGATACTGCATCAGCTAATATCTTATACTCTCTGTTTGTGTAATACAAGGCGTGACATAGTTCGTGCTTGAATATATTTCCTCTTATAGATTCAGTACCAATAATATATGCATCAGCAGGATTATCAGTAAGAAGTATTTGGTCTAATATATCTTGCATTGCTATGTCGTACGGAGATTCGCATTGCGCTCCTAATGTACAATTAAGTGCCACCTTGAATGGGATATTAAACCCACTCCAGTCTTTAGTGTAGGTAAATACTCCTTTATTCTTTTCGGAATACCATTTCATATAATCCCACATACTAAAGTCTTGCGCCTTGAATAGGTCGCTATCAGACTCATAGAACTCTTGTACCCTACAAAACAGCATAGCTCTATCGTAATCGTTAGGAACTATAACAGCGAAGATATTAGGCCTCACTTCCTTCAGGGTGTACTCTATTTTCATCTTGTTTAATTTTAAATGTTACTACTACTTCTTCCTTGCTACTGTCTAATGACATTGATTCAATGATTAGGTCTTGATATTTACCTCTAGGCCAAAAGTCTGCTAGGTTTTCTCCAAGTGCAATATAAGGGCCTCCTGATGGGTCTACCATTGTGATGTTGTTATTATCATCCCAACTATATCTAAACCAACTGCCACCTGTCATCGTAACAGTATCTCCGATATGCTCAAAGATTATTTTGTCTCTGTATCTGTTTAGGTAGGTTACCTTGTTGTCTGCGCAATCCTTGCAATATATATCCTCAGTTAATCCTGTTGTTATAATTACCTTGCAATGATGGCAAAGGGTAGCTCCTGCTCCTCCATTGTATTTGTGTATTGGCTTTTTCATAGGTTATTTGTTTTGGTTATATGTTTGGTTGTAGTATTCTTCTGCTCCAATATATGGGCCTTCTAATCCATCGGTATAAGCATTACATATCTGCTCTTTTTCTTTTTCAAGTTTAGATTCAGCCATTTGAATATATTGGTCATAAACCCACATATCACTATCAGGCACTTTATTTTGAATATCTTTTAATTCATTAATTAATTCTTGCATTACTGTTTTCATGTTATTTATATTTAATATTAATGCCAAAATTTAGCCAACTGATTTCTATAAGCCACCATCCTTTATAT